GTCATTAAAAGGAATGATTCTCTGATTAACAGGGGACTCGTCTACGTCTAAAAATAGATATCCTTGACCGTACGCGTCAAAATTTAACTCATGATCGATGGTTCCGACTGCTTCATCAGCAAAAAAACTGGCCGGCCCTACTCTTATCATAGGGATCGTAGTTGTTGCCCGCACATACCGCTTAACATCTTTAATGTCTTTTCCGTAGCGGTAAAAGTCAATTAAGTCTTCTGCGCCTTGCTCAGATTCACTACCCGTAAAGACTGTAATACTCCCTACAGCTGTACCACCGTTTGGGTAACCTACGTTCTCTAAGTCGATTGGATTATATGCTTCTGATACAAAACTAGTTTGACCTAGTCTTTGTGTCGCCGCTGTTGATACGTTAGAGCCATCAGCAATCGATCCTGTTGTGTATCTTTCATTAATGTTGTCATAGACAAGCCCGGATCTTACAACTATGCCCGGGCGATCTTCGAAAAACTTTTTTTTAATTGAGCTTTTAGTTTGCATGATTAATATTTCCTAAGCTTTGAAACATATTGAGATAAATATATGTCTCCTCTTGTTGGGTCTCTTTGCTGTGACTTCATATATATTTCGTCATATAAATATCCCATCCTGTTTCTTTCGAGAACACTTGATTCATATATAAAGTTAATTCCTAAAAAGTTAGTATTTCTAGGTAGCATTTTATAGACTGCTTGACTAAAAGTATTGTCGACCCATTTAAACAAACTTCTATATTTTTGCAGATCTGGCTTTTCTAACAGGTTATTAAAATATATTTGCCGAGCATGGGCTGCATCATGATAATAATCAGAAAAAATTGCATTAGGTTTACCATATAGATCTTCAATAAAATTAAAATCAGATATCATTAAAAGTATGTGTTCATTTAACGCCTTCATTACAGACATGTCGATCGAAAATCTATTGTCATCTAAAGTTAGTTCAGAAGTTTTAATTTCAGAAACAGGAGCTATTGTACTATAATAGCTATTTTCTAAATTTTCACTATCTTGAAAAGATCTAATTCTTACTTTATCACGGGAAAAATTGATATCATATTTATCTGAGAGTATTTCGTAATTAACTCTAACTGGTTTGATAACAGATGAACTAGCCTTAAAGTTACTCCCATTAAAATGAAAGTCATTTTGTGAAAAATCAAAAAGTCTAAAATTTCCTGAAGAATCTGACGCTGTTGTCGCTTGTTTTGCATCTGTTCTCAATATTAATCTTTCATAAGACCCGGAAGTATTTTCTGTAAAACTATAATTAACAAAAGGATTGTCAACACCGTATGACTTGTAATTTTTTGCATGCGTTTTCCATTCAGTGTCTGTCAAGGCTTTTGAAAAGAATCTTGCATTAGCAATCATTCCTGAAAAATTACTAATTCTTGATGCAGCCGGCGATGCATTTGCTCCGTCATTGTCATTTAAAAATCTTCCAGCTACGCCAAAAGATTGACTTCCTACAACTAAAAATGCACCTGAAGTATTATACTGATCGATATTTTTAAAAACATCATTACTATAATTAGCCCTAACAGAAGATGTTGTATATTGATTAATAATGTCTCCGTTAACCTGCTTTGCTGCTCTTACAAAATATGAACCTGAATTTGCATCAACAAACTCATGTGCGTCTTTTTTTCCAAAAGAAACATACCATACATCACCATCAAACACATCCACACCGGAAAGAACTAAACTCATAGTATTATCAAAAGTGCTAGGATTAGATACTTCACGAACATATAGGCTTAAATTATTATTACCTGCGACGAGATTAGCAACAACACCTTCAGTATTGCTAGGTACACTAGTACCTGTTACATGCATTCGAATCAAACTTTCAGAGTTACCGGAACCGGTTATCCATTTATAAAGCCCTTCGTATGTAAAAGATCCACTAGTTAGTAATCCATCGCTAGCAACGTTCGATATTCCGTGAATTCTATTTGAATTTTTATTAACAAAAGAACCGGATATATCAGGCCCACCAATTTGTATTCTGGATGCAGATAAAAAGTTTGATTTAATTCTAGGTATTTCGCTGTCTGTAGGATATCCTTGTGCATCGTTTCCTGTTGTTGTTTTTCCTAACGAACCGGTAAAACTAAGAAAATTAAATACATCTTTCTTTAATTCTTTAGAAGCTTCTAGGCTTTTTTCTTTAGACCCACCAAATTCTCTAAAATTAAATATGTTGTCAGGCTCAATACCTGCATTTCTAAAAATTGATTTAATTGAGTCAAGCGTACCTCGCCTTAAATTATTACGTGGAGCTTCTGTTATATACCTTCGCCATACTTCTTTTTGTATTTGGTTAAGTGTCTTAATAGACTTAGCCTTATTATTTGTTAAGTCAATCCCTTCAAAAAACTGCTCGATATTTGCATGCCTGTAGAGATCAGGAAGGTATGTGTTAGTTAACTTTGCTTTTTCTTTAAGTAATGCATCTGGGGTGGTATCGCTATCATTATAGAGTGTATGCCTAAAGCTAGTAATTGCATCTGTATATATTTTAACTTCATCAAAAAACTTTGCGTAAGTAAAAAGTAGTTTCATTAAGACTTGTGGGCTTGGCAACTCTGTTTTATTTTTTCCTGGCTGTTTATTACTTAAAGTCGAAAAAGCGCTTCCGATATTTTCAATCTCAGTTGTATAATCTCTAAAATTTGTCCCTTGATCAAAATAATGAGTAGGGACTAGTTTAGTTATTAAATTAGGATTAAAATCATCATATAAGGCACCTGACGTTAATAAGTCAATGTTTAATAAATTAACACCTTCGTAGTCAGGAAATAGAACAGGTGAGCGATCCATGTCTTCTGTTAAAACAGGTGATGATCCAGTAAGCCGGGTGTATATATCATCATAGTTTTCTATATATGCGTGAAGAGAATTTCCGGCACTATCTAAGACAATATTTTTACCATCGTAAGACCCAGAAGGTTCGTTAAATTTATAATAGAGTTTTAGGTCTTTTTTAAGATCGATATTGTCTGGATAGACTGTTCGATATTTGTTTTTTTTAATATTTTCAACTGTATTTATTTTATGATAAAATCTTAATTCGTCGATCGATCCGGAAAAAGTCTGCTGTATGACAAATTCTTCGTCATTAATCAATACATCGTCCCCTTTTCCTATAAAAAGACTAGATGCATTAGTATTAATAGACCCCAGTTCAATAACACTATTTGAGTATGTCAAATTATCGTTAACTAATAGTTTTGATTTTTGATCGTTTTTTCTATCGTACATTGCAGTTACGTGAGAAAAGACACCCTTTTCTATACTTGACGTAACAAAAGTATTGTATGAACCTGACGTAATTCCAAAATAAATATCACAGCTACTAGTACTAGCTGACGATGACAATGCCAAGGTTATATTATTTGACCTACTTAGTCTTTTTTGAACAATTACCTGGTTGTCATTAGCTATAGCACTCGGGTTAATCCACATTTCGATTGAAAAGCTTCCTGTCAAAGGATCTAGCACTGCCGCCCCGTCAATTCTATCTGATATTTGGTTAATTTTTGCTCCGGATCGATCTAAAACTTCAACGTATGTACCGTTATTTAAACTTTCACCCGCAGCTGATCCGGAAAAATTAATATATCCAATATTTTTTGGAAAAGAATCTAGTATCCACTTTTCAAACCCTGTTAAACCATCTTCATACTCTTCAATTTCTTTTCTACTTTTATCAAAAGGATAAAAGTTTACAATTCGATCAAATGACTCATTTACATTAGCAACAGCTGAGTGGAAAAATGTATGATTTTCAAATCTTGAATAGTCTGTTTTTACTTGTTGGGTTGATACTAAATACTCTTTATCACCGTATCTAAAAGAAGAAGTACTTGCGATATTTGTGTTTGCTAAATTTGTATAATCATAATTGTTGTTATTTTGTGACTGTATAAAAGAAGTCGATCCAGGCTTTCCTCTTACGTATTTTGGTTCGAATAAATTACCTGATGCTCGACTAAATAGACTTAACTTTTTTTCCATTGATTAATCCTTATACTATTTTAAATTTTGAAGCTGCATCTCTAATAACAGTATCAGTATTATTACGCCTAATTAAAAACTCAAAATTGTACAGTCTTCCGGGTGGTAAAGAATCTGTGTAAAAAGAAAAATGCATACCATCAGAATCAGTAGACAGCCTAGTAGAATTATTCTCCGTGTCAAAATCGTTAAGTAGTCTTCCATCGAAAACATCTCTTATTCTATAATGCATGTTATTATATATGTTACTCTTTTTTTCGTAAGGCTTTCTAACATATGTAATGTCTTTGTCGCGATCTTCAACAAAGACCCGGACTCTAATAACTTCACCCGGTGAATATTCGCTATTTAAATTTAAAATACTAACTAATAAATTGTTTTGATTTGTTGTATTTGCAAAAGTCCTCTCTTCTTTTTTAATTACTAATGAAGATGAAGAATATGTAACTGTTTCCTCAAAATTTGTCCACACTTCATTAAATGTAACTGATCCGGATGCGTTAACGTGGTCATACAAAAGTGGATCAAAGCTTGATATTGCAAAAGATGAAGAGTATACACCCGTTATTGAGTTGTTTCCTTTTTTTGCCTGTGATGCAGTAAATATTTTTTTAAAACTGCCTGTTTGTATTTTTAAGGCCAAACATCCATTACCGGTTAGTGGTATTGCGCTAGCCCCTGATAAGATATTTTGCTTAACGCCCTGATGATAATTGTTTAAATATAAAGAAGAAGTAATATTAAACACCATATTTGAGTGTGCATCAATAATACTATCATCATAATATACATCAAGTTTGGGCCTTAATGATGGTGACTGAGTGTTTCTAGATGCAAATCGCTTAACAAAATAAGATTTATTATTAGTCTCGTATGCACCTGACAATGCTATCAAAAAACCATGATCTGGAATTAATCCGTTAACAGTACCGGAAACTATAGTGGTTACGTCGATTTTTAAATTCTCTTCACCAGATTCAAAGTACTGTGTTGGGCAAAGAGGTATCGATCCCACACCGCTATCTAACGTTCCACTAACTATGACATCAATATTTTCCTGCCCTAGACTGCCTGATGCTGTCGCTCCGGGTTCGTTCCATAATGATACTTCACCATTAATATATGATGCTGTTATAAAATTTGTACTATCCAAATCAGAAAAAGTAGCAACGTCCATTCCGATACCTTCATCAAAGCTTTTCGATAAAGGAAAAAGAATTGCGTGATACCCTTTGGGAGTAGTTTGGCCGCCATATACATCACTTAATTTGACAAGACACTTAAAGCTGCTGTGACTAGTATCGATCAAACCTTGGTTTTGCATATTTGTAATTTCACCAATTGGAAATTTTATTAAAATTCTTGAGGTTTCTATAGGGTTGGTTACGCCTGACAATGTACTCTCATTATACAATTTAAATAAGTCAAGTGTTCCTGCTTGTCCTAGATTCGAATCAGTTGCCCTAAAAGAATTGTTAATAATTTTATTTGTTATATATGTGTCTTTTGAAGCTGTTAATATTCTGAACATTACAATACCCTTCCTGTAATATCATCTTGAGGAAACTTCACTTCAAATATACCTCCTTCAGGAGGAAATAAATAACCTCTATCAATATAACTTAGAGGGTTATAGTCTTCTGAAGAATATGCATTACTTGTTCGTGTATCATTACCTCTTTTATTTACGGGTGTTAATGATAAAACAGAGACAACACCCGGAGAATTAAGAATAATATTTTCAATTTCGCCTATTATAATCGGTTTATTAATGTGCATTTTTTCAATTTGAAAATATTTTTTTAACCTTTCATTAATGTTTGTCAAAACTATCTCTTGTCGATATCCTTTTTCAACTGTTACTGTGTAATTTAAACCTATATTGATTATTTTTGCGTCTAAAATATCAATTCCATCTGAGACTAGTCTAAATTGATTTAAATATTTGGCCAAATTCTGTTTAAGTGTATCAGAGCTTATTGTTAATTTTCTATTAGCATCCCTAGATATAATATAAAGAAGAGCACCTCGAGGATTATTAGGATTATCAGAAACGCCTACTCTAAAGACTCTTCCAAAATTGGATGGTAAAGAATAAACTCGTGCAATTAAATCTTCTCTAGTCACAATTCTATTTTGCGCGCTTCTATTAAAAATTGCGATATTTCTTAATTCCTCTATCGTAGGTTCTTCTTCTCCTCCTTTTGCTGATTTTCTATTAATCACAGTTAACGATGCTCTTACTCGTGATTCGTCTATTGCAGTTGTTGCTGTTGCAAATTCAGTTATTAAAGTCTTGACAGATGATATAGCACCTGCTGCTACATTATGATTGAGGCCGCCTCCACTTCTATAGTTTATTGTTAAAGTTGTATTTCTAGGAGATATTCCTAAGGTTTGTGTTGTTAGAAAACTATTGGGATCGATTGACACTGTTGGAATTGATGATCGATCCCCAAACAATCTTATTGCATGCTCGCTAGGATCCGGGATTATATCTTCGTCAAATTCTTCTTCGCTTCCGGCACCAAATCTTAAAGTTGTTTTTCCTGTATTGATACTTCTAGTTGCAATAAATCTTTTCGGCGCGTGCAACATTTCTATTCTACTATTAGCAACTTCATTATCATTTCTAGTATTTTCTCTTACTTTAAATACCGTGTCTTGTGAAAGTGTGTCAACCTCAAAATATTCATCACCACAACTTTCGTAAACTGATATAATTTCATTGACATTGTCTTTTGCCAAAGTTATTGTTCTAAAGCTGGTTCTAGTATCAGGAATTTCAAACCTTTCAGTATTTATTTTTGCGCTAGATACGTCACTTGACAATGTCAAAATAAAGTTAGTAGGTATACCGCCTGATATAGAACCAGCCCGAATAGTAGCAACTAGTTGACCAGCTGAGTTTTGCTTTCTAAAGTCAACATCTTGCAAAAGCACAAACTCAATATTGTTTGATGTTGAAAATATTGAATTTTTCTTGACTATCGGTAAAGCATTTGTTTTAGGAACATAAACACCATTAACTAATTGTGAAGGTACTACAATTGATATATCAACTTGTGCGTATGCAGGAGATGCAGAGGGTATTTTAATACCAGCTTCTCTGACTAGTCTTTCGATATTAGATATTTCAATTGCATTCTCTATAGAATTTTCATTAAATTGGTGATCTATATAATATGTCATAACATCACCAACGTATGCACCAATATCTAAAATTAAACCACCTAAACTAGCGTCGCTAAAATCAACAATATTTTCACTAAAATGTGTTCTAGCATATCTTTGTAATTCATTTCTTAGTGAATTAAAGTCTTTGTTTACTAGGCTTATCTGTTTGTGCTTTTTTATTTCTTTTTTAATATTTTTCGCCATGTTGTATTTAACCTCCTATAAAGAAGTCAACCTCCAAACCTAAATTTTTAGAATTAACTGCTGGAATATTATAGATGACTCTGAGTGTAATTTTGGCCATACCTAATTGGTTTAGACCATGTTTTTCATTTAAATCTATTTTTTGAGTTTCTACATTAATAATCTTAACTTGCGGGATAAATTTTTCAGCTGCATCAATAATTTGTTTTTCAGCGATAAAGTCAAAATCACTGGAAATTGGATATTCATAAACAAGTGACTTTAAATTTGTTCCAAATTCATACCGACCTAGTCTTTCACCATAGTTTGTCATAATTAAGTTTCTTAAATTGTCAGAAAGTTGTGTTATGGCATTTGTATTCATTGTAAATATATCGTCACCTAAAGACATTGGTGTCTTAATTCCAATTGGTCGAATCACCCTAATAGGCTTATTATATTTTCTATTTTCTCTTCTTGTTCCGGAACTCTTAAAGTTAAACTGACTGCTGCTCATTAACAAACCTCTTTATATACTAACTATTCTTATAGTAAATTTTGTAAAGTGCTATTTTAAAATAATGTATTATTCAATTTCACCTACATAATGAGGGTTGACAGTGGAGCCTAAGGCATCTGATGTCAAACTTTGTCCTACGTTGTAATTATGATAAGAACTTAAATGACCTTTAATAGAAGCATTGATCATTTCATAAACATAGTTGTGCATGTAATTAACCAGTCTGTTTGCTTTAGGTCGAAAGTCTTCTTTCAATTGTTGATATGTGGGGACTACATTTATACTTCCATTTCCTGTATCTACGGGTGGAAGTTCAACATCTGCATATTCTGACTCCGGACCTACCAGTAATATTAATATTTCTTCTTCAAGTTTATTCTTAAGTTTCTCTTCATAATTTTCGTCAACATGATTAAATTGTTTAAATGATGCCATATTTATTATCCTTTGTCTGCTATAATATCTTTATGCTTTAAAATACCAGCTATGACTGCAGCTTTTGCAGTATATGGAGCTGCTAGAGGCGGCAACTCTACGGCTGGACTGTATTTTGATGAAGGCGTAGATATTGTAGGTGCATTTGTACCTAAAAATTGATTAACTAGTTGAGCCGCTCCGGGTATCATTGGAGGAAACCTCATGGGAGCCAAACCTATCATTAAATTGGCGTGTGCGTTTAAAACGTCAAATATAGTTTTAAGTACTGCTTCCAATTGGGACGCTAATACGTAAGGCTCATCATTATTGTCCGGTAGATTGTTATCGTTCCCATGGGTTAAATATATTTTTCCTGCAGAATTAATTCTGGTGTAACCTCCAGAACCAGGTGTCAAATATAAAAACTGTTGCCCGTCATCTTTTGAAGCCTTAATTTTGATTTCACCATTTTCATCCATGTTTATCAAGGATTCACCATTTTGGGATATTAGTCTTACGTCTTTTTTCCCTATACTCCTGATGTAATCAGCGTAATTAACCAAAGACGGTCCTGTTTGTTCATCGAGGCCATCAATTGCCGAATCAAATTGGACATCAACATCACAATAGTTTGTCATATAGAGTCGAGCACCAACATTTTGTGCTTCATTTGACAATTCTTCTTCATATATTGAACCGGCGTCATTATTACCAACAACATCTCTTATTTTGTCTATTTCAATATGAGATAATTTAGCATCACCATCTGAAACGTTTCTTGTTGTATTTATTCCTCCTGATGTTGCAGACGTATTATAAATAGCTGTCGGTCCATTTCCTCTTCCAGAAGAGTTAGATGTATCTTTTTTTCTATTAACAAACAAATCAATTGCAGGTGATTTAATTTTATCAAAATTAGGAGGAGTATCTCCTAAAAATTCAGATTTTAAGTTGTCTGCGTCAGTTGTTATATAATCTTGCAAAAACTTTTCTGTTGTCAAATGTATCCCAGCATTATTAGACCCTTGCAATAGTAAATCAGAAGAATTTTTTGTCATTCTAGGGACAGGCTCACCAATAAATTCATTAACATAACTGTATGAGTTTTTTAAAAAATCTGAGTACGACTCCTGACTGATGTTACTATTGTCACTCTTTCCTAAGCTTGTCATTTTTTCAAGCGTCTCTGAATCAGGCGTATAAGCACCTTGTAAATCTCTTTTTTTACCATACATGTCAGAAATAATTGATGTTCTTTCTAGGTTTGTAAAATTAATATCATCAACTTGGATTATTCCTACTTTTCTACACATCCAGTAATAATACTCTACGCCTTTAATGTTTTCTTTAATAATCCATACGTATTCGCCTGTTTTTAAAGGCAATGACAAATGAGGAGGAAAAAACGGGTAACAAACAATCATTTTTTCACCGTCAGAACCTCTTGAGTCATCAACAATCTGAACAAATATTGAATTCATAGGCATATTGTCAATTAGCCAATTATTTTTAACAGGGGAATCTACAGTTTTCCCATCAGGTAAAGTATCTACTCTTTCAGAAAGAATGTCACTATGCTTAACAGGTGCATAATTTTTACTGCCGATTTTAAAATCCCTATTTAGGTACTCATAAGGATTAGTGACAATTTCCCTAACGATTCCTGTTAAGAATGTATAGTCTGTCGATGCCTGTAATTTATCGCTAGGATCACCTAAAAGAGACTTACCTGCTATATTACCAATACTATTTCTTAAGTCTCTTACAGACTTCATTTTAGTCTCCTATTGAATTAAATATATCATCTGGAGATACAGTTGATTCTCTTTCCTGTTCTTTTGCAATTAATTCAGCTAGTTTAAGTATTTGATCATTTGACTTAGACATTCTTTCAAGATATTTTGTTGCTAAAGACCCGTGTGTTGAATGGTTAGCTGAACTTCCTGGAATTGTGATTAGAAGATCGGTTAAAAGTATGGATGCGCTTTCTCTATCGTTTACAGCATTTTGATATGATTCTTTCCATAGTAGCTTTTTTTTGTCTTCTGTGTTTTCTAAACTATCTAAAAGATCTGAGAATTCTTTTAACTTTTCTTCTTTTGTATTTTTGTTCGCTGTTGTCATATATCACCTTGTTATATGGGTCAAATATTTAAGTTGAACATGTTTTCATATTCATCGTTATTTTTAATTATTTCCCTAAACTGTTTTCTTACACCCGACATTGCAACTGACAATTGTTTGGGGTTTAATCCAGATATTTCTCTTAAGTATACAAAAACCGCTCGCTTGTTTAAAAATTCTAAACTATCAATTTTATTAAAAAGAGTAATTACTGCATGAATACAAAGTTTTTCGTTTTCGTTTTTAACTCTTTTTTTAATAATATCAAATATTTGAAAAAGCCTTTGCTTATCTTCATCAATCATCATCAAAGCTTCTGGAGATGGTATTAGCTCATAATTTTCAATTGACTTCTTGTCTCTTGAACTTAGATCGTTATAACTATCTAAACTTACGCTTCTATTTGACGTCTTTTTTCTTTTGTTTGTTTTTATAATTAAAAAATGTTTTGCACATACATTAAAATAAGAAAATGCTTTTGAATTTCTTTCAGGATCAAATTTTTCTAAAGTTTCATATAAAAAAGAAACACAATCACTTTTAAGTATGTGAAAATAAGAAGGATCTCTTGCAAAACCGTGAATAAAAATTAAGTTTTCTGCTAATTTATTAAAAGCGTTTTTGATTTCTAGCTCATAAATCTTATGTCTTTCATTTTTGCAATCTGACTTTTGATATCGTACAATTGCTTCATGTTCATCTTTACCAAAGTAAAGCTTGTTTTTACTTTTAGACTTAACCTTAACCTTCTTGTTCGCTAAGCTGGTCTTTTTCTTCCCCATCTTCAATTACTCCTTTGACATTTTTTGAAAGCTTATTTGCAATTAGCAGTATAGCTCTATGCGTTTCCTTAATTTCACTAATTACTTGTCTAATTTCAACAGAATCAAAAAAAACCGGTCTTTGAGCAATTTCATTAATTTTTTTATATCTTTCATCAATTATATCTAAGGATTCTTCAATAGAATCCTCAATGTCAATTATGATCACGGCAAACTGATAGAGTTTGTAACCCAACACAGTAGCTAGCAAAAAGAAAAAACAACACAATCCTATAAGTATTAAATCAAATACCATTTATTTGCTTACCTCTTCAAATATTTCATCATACAATCTTTTAATTGACTTGTCGTTGAATTTTTGGTGTATCTGCTTTTTAAGTAACTTTGCCTTTTCCTTTGCAGAATTGTAGTCGTCATATACTTTCCTTAGTTGCAACTTAAAGTCTTGCTCTAATGGATTTGCCCACTTAAACCCTTCATCAAATATTCTTCCGTCAACTTTGGTATCATTAATTTCTACTAGACTATAGTCTACTGGATAGAAATAATCTTTGTTTAAAAATTCAAGATGACCTGACCAGTTTGTCGCGACAATAGGCAAACCTGAAGCAGCTGCTTCAATAATAGGTAAACCATACCCTTCACCTCTTGTAGCAGTTGCATAAACTTTAATATTTTTATGATTAT